GGCCAGTACGTCAATGTTCCACTCATGATTCGTCTGAGTGGCCTTCGACTTCTTGGCCATGTTAAGAAGCGGGGTCTTATAGGGATCAACGTTATAGATAGCGTTGCCCAGGTCTTCACGAATGTTTACCTGCGTGAAAGCCTGAAAGGTTCCGGTAGGAACTGTCACTTAGTTAGTCCTCAATGAGTGTGTCGAAATACGATTCCTGCGCCTGCATTGACTTTGGGTTTTTCACCATTGCCTCGTATGCGGCCTGCTGCTTGCCAGCTTTGGGATCGCGCTGTGTGCGGGTTCCGGGCTTCGCCATTATTGGCGCCGCGCGGACCTTCTTTAGTGCCTCGGGAGCTGCGCTCTGTAACGCCGCCTGCTTTGCGACCATGTCCAGAGCAAGAATCACTCTGTGGTCATAGATGCCGTTCAGTTCCTGATCGGTGAACCCGAGTTTGTTAGCCGCCTGCCTTATTGCAGACTGGGCTTCCTTGAACTTGTCCGGTTCGCGCCATTCCGGGCGTGCTTCCAGCATTCGTTCCCGCTCTTTGGGTAGGACACTTAGACGTTCTTGTTCAGAACGCTGCCTGTCCGCCTGCTGAGCCTGGTCTACCTGCTGGAGATGCGCCTGGATCTGGGCATTCCGGGATTGGAACTCCTGGGACTTGATCGCCCACTGGATCGGATCTGTCGCCTTTAGCTGGTCCCAGTTGATGGATGCAAACTCACCCTGCAACTGTTGGTAGGCGTACTGTCCGAGGTTCTGGGCCGCGTCCAGAGACTGCTTGTACTGGGCTTGCGCCTGTACCTTTTCAGCCTCCCACGCCTTCTGCTGTTCGCTTAGGGCAATGGACTTGTTATTGACGTGCCCCTCAAGTTGATAGGACTTGAGAACGTCAGCTAACGGAACGCGCTTACTCTCTCCGTCAATCTTGACTGTTGCGGATAGCTTGGTGAAAGCGTCCGGGTCCAGCTTGTTTTTGGCGAGAAAGTCATCAAGGGACTCGTATTCGTCCCCTTCATCTTCAGTTGCTTGCGGCGCCTCTTTCGCTACTGCCTTTGGCTCTGGTTCAGCCTTTGCGGGCTGCTGCGAGACCGGGAGGCTTTCTGCCACCACTTGGTCATACAGGGAGTCAAAGATAGATTCAGAATTAGGCGTCGAAGCAATAGGCTGCTGCGACACGCCCGGTGGGGTAGTGTCCATAAAACCTCAGTAATGAAAAGAAACTAGGAAAGGGTCGGGGATGGCACGCTTTGGTGCGAATCTACCCATCCAGTCAGGCGTGGGGGCTGCAGTCCTTGCCGCCTATATCGGATATCTCCGACTGACTGAATGTCGATCAATCCCCGGTAAAACTAGGCGCGCTTAAGTCCGTTCCACTGAAGGGAGTCGCGCTGTTTGATCGTGAACTCTGCGAGCTTGCCGCTCTGCACGGCCTGATCCAGATAGTCCCTGACGTGGGACCAGAGTTGTTCGGTGAGGATCAGCCTTGTATGCATCTCGGTATCCCTGACGGGAACCGCTCGGCGCTGGTCTCTCAAGGCCTCCTCAATCCGCTGGCATGCCTCGAGGAAGATTGGCGACTCAAGAACCTCGCGAGCATGGCCTGCCCGGATCAGTTCTTCCTCGGGTGACTTGGGCGTCATGCATACCTCCAACATAGCCGCGCGAAGCCCGGTCTCAGCGATGATCGCTTGCGAATAAAAACGATCCGCTGCGCCCACTTATAGGGGCCTCTCCCCCACTCAGAGGGGATCATGTCAAAGCTAGGAAGGGCGATTATCAGATGACGTGAGGCATCGCTATAATGCTCGGGGCATGACTTCCCCCAGCAAATCCATCTGAAGCGCGGGAAGTCGTCGCCCTCGGCCATGTCCTTGTCAAACTTGCACAGCCACCGAGACAATTCATCGAATAGGCTGAACCCAGCAATAGCCAATGGAATGGCCATAAGCGTCACAGTGCAGCCCTCGCCTCTTTAACGTCCTTAGCCAAGAGTTCTCCCGCATCCGCTTCGGCGTTCTGCTTGAGCTGTTGTGCAAGGATCTGGCCCAAAACCTTGATAAGGTCAGACGTGAGCTGCATATTTGCCTGCTTCTGATCTGAGAGCATTCCAACGGCCTGCATCCCACGGTCCTGGTGGGCTTGGTGGGCGTCGTGCGCCAGCTGGGCCTGGTTCTGCTGGGCTGTATGAATGAGCGTCGCCTGCGCCTTCTGCTGGGCTGCTACGGCTTCCCCTTGAGCACGGATCATGTCCGCCCGGAGCTTGACATCGTTGGTCTGGGCATCGGCCTGCATCTGCTGCTGGGCTGTCTGTGCGCGAATCTGAGCGGCTTGTACCTGAGGGGCAGGAGTCTGCGGCTGGGACTGCATCTGCTGGATGTGCTGGGCATACTCCTGCGAGGCAGGATCCATCGCAAAGCGTTCGGGGTTATGATAGCCGAGAATCTCGGCTCCTGCCTTGAATGACTCGTAAGCCTGTTTAGGTCCAACGAGGCCAAACGGAGCGAGCTTCTCCTGCATCTGTGCAAGGAGAGCCAGAGACTGCTGGGCCTGAACCCTGTTACCTGATCCAAGACCTACGACAGGGCTTACGCGAGTCCTGCGACGCCACGAGGTGGGATCAACTTCCACCCATTTCCCGGCCATCTGGAACTGCATGGGCTGATCCTGGTGCCTGATTAAGGCTCCATGGATCTTGATGAAGATGTCCTTAACACCTTCGGCCAGAAGTCTTGCGATTAGCTCGATCTTGAGGCCCGCAGCAGCCATGCCGGCCAGCTGGCCACCCTTGGTGACATCAGACAGGACATCCATGTCGAGGCCCATCGTGTCGGCCCCAACTCCTGTCCTCATTTCTCGCATCTTGTCCAGATAGTCCATCGCGGGGACTACTTGTTCCATCAGGTTGGACTGATGGTTGATCTGCATGATGGAGTCGCTGGGACTTCCATCGGTTCTGACGATCCCACCCGGCCTGCTCGTGAGCAAGTCATCAAGGTTGACCGTGCGCCAGTTCACTCCCAATCGGGAGTTATTGGCAATCGCCATATTGTCAGCGCCCTGTCGCCACAGGGTCGTCTTCATGATCTGGATATCAGCCAGGAGGTCGTAAAGGCTGATGCCTGTATGCCGATGGGGCATACGAATAGGCGAACAAGAGGCTAACGGGGATTCTTCAATCTCCTCGTTATCGCCGATCTTATCTCCAGCAACCAGAACGCGACGAAGCTCAGCGATGCCATCTCCGTCATAATCCACCTTAATGGTGACTTCACGGACTTCGATCTCCTGCATCGCCTTGTCAGCGGTATTGTCATCAATCGTCATCTGGTCGAGGACTTCGTTCCTCGCCATTGCGTCAATATCGAGCCAGTTCGGTCGTCCGGCCTGTAGCGAATCCACCCACGCCTTGTTGTGACCGTCCGCTATCAGATTGCCTCTGGGCGTATTGGTCTTGTGCATCGCAAAGACTGTCTCGTCATTGAGACTGCCGCGCGTGCGAGCGGAGACGTAAATCTCCTCAGGAGGTACGCCCTTTACGCAAACCTTGCCAGAATCAGAGGTTCGGCGGACCTTGATATCGAATACCTGAACCGACTGGCCGGGAGCTACCTCGACTGAGTATTCGCGCTGTTCGAGTACCTCAATCTCTACCCCCTCGCCCTTCTGCAGAACCTGGGGCAACTCCTGCTCTGTAAGCCCCGTATAGCTCTCTACAGAGGTCTTCTTCTCCTTCTCCCAGTAGACCTTGGCATACCCGTTACGAAGGAGTAGCGCGTCCTTAAAGAAGTCGTGGAGGATGTTAAAGCCGTCATTCTGGGACATGAAGACGTGGTTAACGGCTTCAGTCTCCAGCTCGGCCTGGTCCTCATCCTGCGGGCCTTCAGGATCAAAGCGACAGATCTGCTTGCTCGCAGCGAAGATATTCATCAGCTGCGGCATGATCCATTCCAGAGTGTCCCTAAGCTCTGGAATCACTACTTGCGAGCGGTTCTCTACCTCATTACCCAGAGGACGCCCGTAGTACATGTTGAGCGCATCAAAGCGGTCAACCTCAAGCGTCGTCATCCGGTTATTGCTGAAGCTGCCAGAGCTTGAGCCGGTCCCCGTGGTGACGGACGAACCCATTGACTGGCGTTCGTAGTTAGCAATGAGTGCTAACAGGTCTTCGTCAGTCATCTTCGCCATTAACGTTTAGGAGCCGTGTACTTGTTGATGATTAATTCCCACTTGTCCAGCCGTGATAGAAGCTCGGCCAGCTCGGGGGTGCGGTTCTCTTTAAGCTCGCGCCTCTCGAGTGCGTCTACCCGTGCAATGAGGTCTTGCAAGTCTTGCCACATCCTCACGGACATCAGATCGTCACCCTTGGATACTTGATGGCGGGGAGCTTTAAGCCCTGCCCGAACGTCTGTCCCATCTCAGGAGCGGCCTGCACCATGTACCTGACCATGTCCGCACCGTGGGAATGCTGGTCGTGCATGGGCTTGGAAGGCTCTCCAGTGGTGGCTGGAATCACCCGTCGATACCGCTTCATGTGATCTATGAGCGGCGCGCACTTCTCGGCGTTGATGAACATGGACCGCATTGCAGTCCTGGTCGCCTTTATTCCGTCTTCAACGGGACTGAGGGGAAGAACATTGACCCGCCAACCCAGGTCTTCGTAAACACGTTTCCCTGACTGTCCGGTTTGCCAGTTTGCGTGGTCACCATCGTGAGGGAGGTAAATCTCACTGACTTCATACCCTCGGGTTCGCAGCTGGTTGGAGTAGTAATCGGGGGTTTTGTGGTCATCCTCGATATAGTCGATAACCCGTAACTGGCTTATGACCTTCTGGCATACCCCAATCGCTGTCTTGTCGTTCCAGCCAAGATCGAAAACGGCATAGACGCGCTGGCTGGCGTCTACCGGGAACTCCCCAATGCGTCGCTCGGCATACATCGCGGCCAGTTCGTCGGCGTAAATGGCCCCCGTGATAGCTGGCTTGCATTTACCCTCCCAGATCCATTCGTATTCGTAACGCTTTAACGTCACTTCATCGTGGGCGCGTTCGTTTTCGAGCACTTCAGAGAACCAAGGGTTGTCCCGCCAGTTCATCTCAATCTCTATCGTCCCCTTCTGGGGATGCTCGACAAACCGCTCCCATGTGGGGTCGTTATCAAGCTCTGGATTAAACGTCACCCAGATCTCAGACTTCTCCTTGCGGATGGTAGGGACCAGGATCTGCCAGCTTCGCTGTGAGACCGATTGGCCCTCCTCAACCCAGACGATATCCGCGCCCTCAAAGGACTTGATGGATTCGGCTGTAAGGTCACTCAGGCCGGCAAAGATGAACTCTGTGCCGTTTACTCCGGTAATCTGAACCTGCTGGATCTGGTACTTGCCAGCCAGTCCAAGTCTTGCGATCTGGTCCACCAGGAGCTTGTGAACCGAGTCCCTGATGGACTTCTGGGTCTCTCGCGTACAGAGGATTCTAAGCGGTCTGCGAAGCCCCTCGATCAGGAGCGCTCTAGCTACCCCCCAGCTCTTTCCTGACCCCCTGCCGCCTCTTATGACCTTATAGCGGGATGCTTTGAATAGTGGCTCTAGCTTTGCGGGGAATAGAGCCTCTACCTCAGCCATTAGTTTGTCAGCGGCTCGTCAGGCTCATGCAGTGAGCCATTCATCTGCCGCATTAGCGGATCTACGAACTTCACCAGCAACCCAGCATCTGCCGTGTGGTTAAGATTCATCGCTTCCGGCGGATTGCTCATGGCCTTATTGATGACAATGGCAGCAGCCTTGATCTGGCTATCTGTCATCCTTACGCCCTTGCGGCCAAGTGCATGATTTTGCAGGCGAGTAATTAGCTGACTAATGCGGATACGCTGTCGTACCCGCTCGCTGTGCATTCCATCAATTCGAGTAGCCATCAATCTTGCAACGCCCTTGCGGGTAGTTGTCTCCGTGGAATAGGAAAGAGGCCGGTTTCGAAGTTCGCCCTGATGTGTTCGGGTGTGGCGACGTGACGATGAACCGGCCCCCGTCTTTAGGCTGAGTCCTTTCCAAGACCCATAAAGGCTGCGTGCGACTGGGGGTGCTGAGTCGCAGGCATATTGGTTGTGCCGTTGGTCGGCTTACCCGCTGAGGGAGTAGCCATTGAGGGCTTGGCGTTGGGAGTAGTCCCCTTGCGCTTGGCCCTGTTGAACATCTTTAGACGTGCCATTAGTACTTGCCTCCCTTGGGAGTTCCTAGCTTGTGAAATTCATCGTGATTCTTGGGCGCCCCAATCGAGGGGTACTTAGCTTTGACCTTTGCCCGGATCGCAGCAGGGTTAGCGGCGTTATGGGCCATTGAGAGAGCGGCTCTAGCATGCGAGGCATTCTCAATTGGGAAACTGCGTCCCGGCCCTGCAAATTCCTTGGTTGGGATCTTTGCCCGCGTCGCCTTGGTTAGTCTGGCCATTTAAACTCCGGTCCCGCTCCTGAC